ACAAGCAGGTGCCCGAGCCGCAGTGGACATTGTGAATTCGGTCTGGCCTGTGAGCTTGCCCAGCACAGAGCTCACCATACCCACCACACGCACTGTGGCACAAAACGACTACGGTGCAGCCTCGCCTGGCGACTATCCAGACTGGAGTCTGCAGGGTGCATACGCAGGTGGATACTCCCAGAACCCTTATCAAAATTTAGAATACTACAGCAGTTTCATTGAGCCCTCTAGTGCTGTCACTACCATACAAATGGATCTTGTGGGCTACACTGGCACTATCAAAACACAAGCTGCCCAAAACTATCAAAGCATTTGGTACAATGTGACTGAATCTGCCAGCTATCTCAATCACACTGGTACCATTTACATCACGGTCATGGGGTGGCATCCCCTGTTGAGAGTGGCGTTCAACAACAGCATTTTCAGCAGCTTGGATCAACCAGCACGGCCTGCACAGGCCACAGTACAGGCCACTGATGGAGTGATCACTGGCATCACAGTGACCAATCCAGGTCTGGGCTACATGGCACCCCCGCACATCAGCATTGTGGGCACAGGTGCCGGTGCAGTGGCACGAGCATATTTGGGCAGTCAGGGCACCGTGAGCAGCATTGAAGTTGTGTCAGGTGGTTCGGGCTATAGACCAAGTCCCCCTACCATGAACTCAGCTGTGGTAATTGTTACCACAGGCTTTGTGACCAATCTCCTGTATCGATAAATTGCCGGAACTGTTGATCTCTCAGTTGCGATTGTGTTACAATGTAGCATGATTGATGTGGTGAGTTTACTGCCGGGCAAGCGCAAGTCAACGCCTTCGGGCTGGATCAGCTTCAATGCGGTGTGCTGTGCCCATCGTGGGCAATCACCAGATCGGCGCCAGCGTGGCGGAATCAAAATCACTGATTTGGGGTTTTCCTATCACTGCTTCAACTGCCAGTTCACTGCCAGTTTTGTGATGGGTCGTGCCTTGGGATTTCGAGCACGGCAACTGCTGACTTGGTTGGGTGTGAATGACAGTGACATTGATCAACTCAATCTCGACAGCTTGCGACATCGCAGCGTGTATGGCATCATTAATGATCGTCAACGAGTGGCCAATGCCATCACTGACATTAAGTTTGACGAGTGTGATGAGTTTCCGCCATTTAGTGAATTGGTCACGCATGAGCATGAGGCACAGTGGCAATATCTGAGACAGCGTGGCGTTCCGGAACACTATCCTGTGATGACTGCAATTGAAAATGACGGCGTTTACTGGGTTAGGCCACAAGTGATCATTCCGTTCATGCATCATGATCGTGTGGTGGGCTGGTGTGCTAGATTTTTAGACAACCGGCAACCCAGGTACATCAATCATTCACAACCTGGCTATGTGTTTGGCACAGATTTGCAAAGACCTGCGTGGCAGCATGTGATTGTGACAGAAGGCATATTTGATGCACTCAGCATAGGTGGCTTGGCACTCATGCACAACACCGTGAGTGACACCCAGGCTCGACTTATACGTGGTCTGGGTCAAGAAGTCACAGTGGTGCCTGATCAAGACCGTGCTGGCATGGACTTGGTGGATCGTGCCCTAGAACTAGGATGGGCAGTGAGCATGCCTGAGTGGCCCGAAGGTTGCAAGGATGTAAATGATGCAGTAATTCGTCTGGGTCGAGTGGGCACCATGCTAACTATATTCCAGGCCCGAGAAACATCGCGTATCAAGATTGAAATGCGCCGAAAACAACTATTAAAAATATTAAAATGACATGCCATTACTATAATCAAGGACTTTTCATTGGGTCTCGTCCGCAAGGCGAAACTCAAATTTCCATGTGCTGTTGGCAACAGAAAAAAACGGTAGATATGGTAAAGTTTGATCATGAATATCTTGTTGATATTAGAAAACAAGGTCAGACACACTTACCAAACGTCTGTTCATCCAACTGCAGCATACCAGGGCATGTTGCCAATGAACGAGAAAGGGCAATGACGGAATGGCCGATGTTAATTGGGTCCGACACTACAACTCTGGCCATCAAAACACTGCATCTAGAACAAAGTTTGATATGTAATCTGAAATGCATAAGCTGTAGTTCAAAATACAGCAGCGCCTGGAATGGAGATTATCAGGAATTTGACAACACTGCACCTAATATATTGTTGACAAAGATGCCAGAGTCTGAGTGGAAGCACTTGGATTTAAGTCAGTTAAAAAGGATTCATTTCACTGGAGGCGAACCTTTGTTGAATCGAGACAATAAAAAAATTTTACAGCAACTTGATTCAATGGGAAAATTGCCGGAAATAATATTAAACTACAATACCAACGGCACAGTCAAGCCCGACGGTGAATTATTAGACTTATGGAAACGCTGTAAATTTGTAAGATTATTTGTAAGTTTAGATGGAGTGGGTTCAACACTTGAGTACACACGATTTCCAGCCAGTTGGCAGGAAGTACAAGACAATCTTCAATATCTCAGATCTCTCAATGACATCTGTATATTGATTGAGCCCAATGCTATTGTGGGCATACACAATTTATTTGATTTGCCTGAATTTTTTAACTGGGTTAAACAATATTGTCAGACCGGTAGTCAAGGAGATCCCAGTTATGTGTTTGTGCGCAAAATAGAATCGGTTAGCTACGGTGGTAAAGTTTTGGATTTGAAACACTTACCCGAGCATTTATCCAAAAAAGCAATTGACATGCTGAAAAATTTTACAAGTTACGACGGAGTCAATGGGTTAATTGCGTATATGAAAACTGTCTCTAGTCCAAATAATTCATGGATCGACTATCTTGACAGGTTAGACATTCAAAGAAAAACCGATTGGAAAAATTCTCTAAATCCGGCACTTTTGTCATAGACATTTGTGTATAATTAATTTGCTTTAACTATAGGAAAAATATTTTGCTAAAAGATTACTCAGTTGATGTTCAGAAAATTTTTCTGGAAATGATGTTGGAAGATGCCGGCAGCTATGTGCGGGTGCAGAACATCTACAATCCCGAAAACTTTGATCGCAAGCTGCGTCCTGTGGCTGAATTTATCCAACAACACAGCCGAGATCACAAGACCCTGCCCACAGTGGAAGTGATCTCGGCTGCCACAGGAATACAGCTGAGTCGAGTGCCGGACTTGAACGAAGGTCACTTTGAGTGGTTCATGGCAGAATTTGAAAAGTTTACTCGGCGTCAAGAACTGGAACGAGCCATTCTCAAAAGTGCTGATCTCTTGGAAAAAGGCGACTATGATCCTGTGGAAAAGCTGATCAAAGATGCTGTGCAGATCAGCTTGACCAAAGACATGGGCACTGATTACTTTGAAAATCCCTCTGAGCGTATCAACAGATATTTCAACACTGGAGGACAGGTCAGCACAGGTTGGGCTAGCATGGACAAGTTATTGTATGGTGGGTTCAGCCGTGGTGAACTCAATATCTTTGCCGGTGGCTCGGGTTCGGGCAAGAGCTTGGTCATGATGAACATGGCACTAAACTGGCTGCAAACTGGCTTGAGTGGTGTGTACATCAGCCTGGAACTGAGCGAAGAACTGTGTGCCTTGAGAACCGATGCCATGCTAGCCAACATGAGCACCAAGGACATCCGAAAGGATATCGAAACTGCTGAACTCAAGGTGCGCATGATGTCCAAGAAGTCGGGGCAGTACCGAGTCAAGGCCTTGCCAGCACAGAGCACAGTGAACGACATACGCAGCTACATCAAAGAAGTGCAGATACAAACCGGCATTGGCGTTGATTTTGTCATGGTAGACTACCTGGACTTGTTGATGCCAGTTTCGGCCAAGGTGTCACCCAACGACCTGTTTGTGAAAGACAAGTATGTGAGTGAGGAACTGCGAAATCTAGCACGAGAACTCAACGTGTTGTTTGTCACAGCGTCACAGCTGAATCGATCAGCTGTGGAAGAAGTGGAATTTGATCATTCACACATTTCGGGTGGTATCAGCAAAATAAATACTGCAGACAATGTGTTTGGTATCTTTACGTCTAGGGCCATGCGTGAGCGTGGACGTTATCAAATTCAGTGCATGAAGTCACGATCCAGCACAGGTGTGGGGCAAAAGATTGATCTAGAATACAACATTGAAACCATGCGTATCACAGACTTGGCCGAAGATGAACAACAGAGTTCGGGCTTTGTGAAAAAAAGCAACATACTGGATTCGATCAAAACTAGAACCACAGTTTCCACTACCAACGTCGATGACGAAAACGCTGCCGCACCATCATGGGAACGGGCTGTGGGAACACCGGCCTGGGAACAGCCAGCCAAGGTGTCTGCAGATGTGCAGAGTGCCAAGCTCAAACAGTTATTGGGACAAATAAAACAATCATGACAGTCAACAATGCCTATTGTTCAATGATACATGCCGGATTGCATTTGATCATAAATGATACTTTGACTCGAGTACAGCCATGCTGCCTGAGACAATCTCCAAAAGTGTACAAGTCTGAAGAGATTTGGAATTCCTTTGAATTTACAAAAATCAGAGATATCAATAGCAAGAATGTTTGGGACACCGATCAAGGTTGCCAAAACTGCAAATCTCTTGAAGCTGCCGGATTGTTGAGCATGAGAAACGGGATGAATCACGGACTAGGTGTTTACGGCCAGACAGACCTGTCTGGCCCGGCACGTATAGATCTTAAATTTGACATTGGGTGTAATCTGGCGTGTAGATCATGTGGTCCGAATTCGAGTACTTTTTGGCAAAAGCATTTGATTCAACACGGATTGAAAAACACCCCAGTTTCATCAAATAAATCTGCACAACATGCAATAACAGAACTTGAAAAGTACGATTTAAGCAATCTCAAGCAATTGGTATTTTGCGGCGGCGAAACCATGCTTGGTAACGAATATTGGAAAGTGGCTAGTTGGTTGGCTCACAATATTCCAAATGCCAAGCAACAATTGACTATTTGTTTTCAAACCAATGGCACACAGCCTCTTAGGCTTGAGCATCATGACACAATCGAAAAAGTTCATTTGGTAAAGATGCATGTAAGTCTAGACGGGACCAGTGATAGATTTAATTATTTAAGATGGCCTGCGGACTGGAATCAAGTAACTGATAATATATTGTCAATTAGACAGTCTGCACCTGGCAATGTTATGTTTGTTGTTGAAGAAACAATTTCGATCTTTAATTTGGCATATCTAGACGAGTTAGGTGGCTGGGTAGAAAATAACTTTGTTCACAATCGAGAAGGTGATGCAATCAATCATACCCGTCACTTGGCACAAGGAACTTTTAATCTTTCGAACCTGACTCAGGAATATGTTGATGCAGTTTCAAACACCAATCACAAAAATTTAATACCCAACAACTGGATAGAAAATCCTTTTGCTATCAACCTCATGATTGGTGAAATCAAACGGTTTGATAATTTAAGAAACGAATCTTTTGAAAACACATTCCCGGAAGTGGCTGAATATTATTCTAGATTCTTGTAGACCAAAGATCTGTCAGATAGTCTTTTATATTGATATTCTTTAATTGGTCTTGCCGATCGATCTCTTTCCAAAAATCCATCAGAGAACGCGGTGTGCTGTGGCCACATCTTAGAAAAGATTCGACTTGGTCGTGGTATTCTGAGTTCTGACTCAGTACTTTTTGCTTGAATTCAGTTGTTAAATTTCCGGGAGAAAAGTAACTCGGCCACTCAATTTGCTTGCATAGATAATTGATGTTTTGTGATTTGAAAAAATTTACTATTTTAGTATAATGTAAAATATTTAGATTACTGATCATGCAGCTTACACTCACGTGTTGAGCGATTTTTTTAAATTTTTCCAAATTGAAAATCAAGTGATTCCATGACAGTGGATATCGAATATAGTCAAAAACTTTGTCTGTGCCATCTATACTCACACAGATGTTGAGATTGGTAAATTTTGATAAAATATCCAACTGAGATTGTGATAATTCGATTGAACCGTTGGTCACTATAGAAACAAAGCACTTGGTGTTGTTTAATTCTATTAATTTTTGTAAAATAACAAAATTTTTCTTTTCCAGCAGAGGCTCTCCTCCCACAAAACTCAATTGAACAATCTGTGCCCAGTCAATGTCCAATTGATCTGTGTCAGCAACACGATAATTTATTTTTTTATTTTCGAGACTGGCCCAGGCACTGCTGTGGTCACTACCACATGTGACACAGGTTCCGTTGCACAAATTAGAAGTAGTCAGTTTAATGATTTTAGATTTATGACCTTCCTTTAGTGCATCTTGCTCGATTAATTCTAGGTCTCGGTCAAGATAAAAATCAAAACTCCGATTGTGTATTTGTCTTTCGCTTGTTTGCCCTCGATCCTCCAAATTCCAACAGGTATTGCATGCAGGCGATCTTTGCTGGTTGTTGATAGATTCTTGAACTTGTTTGATATTTGTGCCGGGTGCAAGTCTGCAGCAGTAGGTATTTTTACCATTAAAGTTGCTTGCTTCGTAAGAAAAAAATGGCAAGACACAAAAATAATTATTCATAAACTATATTTATTTGTGTTCGGGTAACGTCCAATGAAATTGTTAATGCTAGATAATCAATAAATAAGTCAAAGGGTCCGCCGGTCATGCAGAAAAAAACTCGTAGTCTACTTGAAGAACTTGATGCCATGTATGTGGAGCGCGATCAGCGACATGTGGTAGAAAGTCGTGCTGCCAATGTGATTGCCAGCGCCATTCGCTTGCTGGAACATATTGACGCTGCATACACACCTGAACAAGCTGAAAATTTGTCAAGAAAACTGTTAAACGCCATTCGCTTGCGGGACCCTGCCAAATTTGCTCGCACTGTGAGAAAAACTGATGCAGGGATTTGATCTTGGCCTGCGACAGGCTATTGCCGAAGGTGGCAATGTGTTCAAGGACCGTGACGGCGTTCCTGTTACTCAACGCATCAATCGCGAAGATGTGAAACCCACCTTGGCCTGGCTGGAACGCCTGTTGCCGGGCTTGGACATACAAAACAACACCCTGGGTTCAACCGGAATCAAAGACACATCCGGTGACTTGGATATTGCTGTGGATGCCACCCAGGTCACCAAAGCACAGCTGGAAGCACAGCTGGTTCGTTGGGCCACTGCACAAGGACAAGATCCCAGGGACTGGGTACGCAAGTCCGGAACCGCTGTGCATTTCAAAACTCCTATTGCAGGAGATGCCGGCAACGGTTTTGTGCAAACGGACTTCATGTTGTTGAACAATGTGCCTTGGAGCAAGTTTGTGTTAGGTGCTGTTCCCTCTGACAGCCAATACAAAGGCCGCGAGCGCAATGTCATGATGAACTCCATTGCCAAAAGCCTGGGCTACAAGCTGAACCAAGTGGCCGGCATTGCAGATCGTGCCACCAACCAAATCATTTCAGATGATCCCGACCAAGTGGCCAAAATATTGTTGAACCCGCGTGCCACACGCCAGGACCTGGCATCGGTAGAAAGTATTGCGCGAGCCTTGGCCTCTG